ATTAACGCTTGACAAACCAACAAAGTTGTGGTATAATAGCAACAAAGGAAACAAACAATGACCTACTTAGAATTAGTTAACGCAGTGCTCCGAAGACTGCGAGAGAGCGAGGTTACCTCAGTACAAAGTGTTGGCACTTCTAACGCTTACGCTCGCCTCATCGGTGACTTTGTTAATGACGCTAAGAACCAAGTTGAGAACGCTTTTGACTGGAGTGCATTGCGGACGACCTTAACTTTAAATACCACTGCTGATGTATTTAGTTATGAGTTAAATGGCAGTCAGAATAGCTTTAAGGTATTAAACGTATTAAACGACACCGATAACCTTGTCATGCAGTATAAGACTGGTGATTGGTTTGACCGTGAGTTTCTGTTGTCTGACCCTCAAAAAGGTACTCCGTACTTCTACAACTTTAACGGTGTGTCCACTGATGGCGATACACAGGTAGATATATACCCAATCCCTGATGCTGCATACACGCTACGCTTTAACATTACTATGCGTAATCTAGCGTTGTCGGCTGATGCAGATAGGACCGTACTACCTACCCGTCCTATCATATTGTTAGCCACAGCGTTAGCAATTGAGGAACGGGGCGAAGACGGTGGAAAGCAGAGCATTAATGGTTATGCTTCAGGGCTAAGCTCATTAGCGGACGAGATTGCTATGGATGCAGCTCGACACCCTGAAGACACAATCTGGTATCCCGTATGAAACAACTTCAAACACTGTCCATCGTATCCCCCGGCTTCTTTGGTATAAACACACAAGAGAGTGGTGTTACATTATCACCCAACTTTGCTCAACTAACCGACAATGTTATTATTGACAAGTATGGTCGTCTAGGTGCTCGTAAGGGTTGGATAATGAAAACAACCACAGGTGCAGCTACCCTTAGTGGTGCTACTATTGACTTTATGATGGAGCATGTAAACGCTGATAACTCTACTGTTATCTTGTCCGGCTCTGTTAATAAGATATTTAAAAATGGTGTTGATGCTGCACTAACAGACGTAACACCAGCAGGGTACACAATATCCGCTGATGGCTGGAAGGGCGCTTCACTTAACGATAAGGCAATGTTGTGTCAAGAAGGTCATGAGCCTTTAATCTACTCAGAGGCAGCGTCACCAGCCACAAAGACCTTAGCAGTCCACACAAGCACAACAGCCTCCTTTGGTACTAACTACCCTCGGGATGTTATAGCCGCTTACGGTCGGTTCTGGGCGCATGACGGTAAAACAGTCTACTGGTCTACGGACATAGCAGACACAGCATTTCCAGCCTTCGCAGCGGGGTCTAGTGGTCTTTTAAACATAGCCTCTGTACTACCTAACAACGTTGATACTATAGTCGCTCTAGCCTCTCACAATGGCTTCTTAATCATCTTCTGTGAGAATAGTATTGTTATTTATAAAGGTGCAGAGAATGTCTTAGATGCCTTTGCCCTTAGCGATGTTATAACAGGTGTTGGTTGTATTGCTCGTGATTCCTTAGCCTACACAGGCAGCGACCTCATCTTCTTGAGCGACACTGGTGTTCGTAGTTTAGGGCGGGTTATTCAAGAGAAGTCAGTGCCTATGCGTGACTTGACTAAAAATATACGTGATGATTTGATTTCGGATATATTGGAAGAACAACGTATTTCAGGTTCTACTGATAATGTCCGTGGTGTGTACTCAGAGACAAATGCCTTCTACCTGTTATCTTTCCCTGCCACTGAAACTGTCTTTGTATTAGACATGCGTCAAGTGCTTGAAGATGGAGCTGCTCGTATCACTGTCTGGTATTCCTATAAGGCATGTTCTTTTCTACGTAGACGCAACCGTGATTTGTTAATTGGTAAGGTAAACGGAATTGGTTTGTACGGTGGGTACGATGATAACAATGAATCTTACCGACTGCGTTACAGTTCTCACTATCTTGACCTAGGTGACCCTACAACAATGAAGCTGCTAAAACAAATCAAGGCAACAGTTGTAGGCGGAAGTAACCAATCATTTGTTATTAAGGCTGGCTTCGATTATACCAACAACTCAAAGTCTTACCCGTTTCGTTTAGAGACAGGTGCAATTTTTGAGTATGGAATTACTGAGTATAACATTGGTTCTTATTCAGTAGGAATTGTGCTAGACACTGTTAAAAGTAGCGTAGGCGGTAGCGGTAATACAATCCAGATTGGTTTTGAAGCTGATGTTAATGGTGATGAGTTATCAATTCAAAAATTAGATATTTTCCTCAAAACAGGAAGGACAATTTAAATGAGTAATTATGTAAAGAGTACAGACTTTGCGGGTAAGGACGGATTAACATCTGGTGACCCTGCTAAGATTGTTAAGGGTACGGAGATTGATGATGAGTTTAATGCCCTAGCCGCCGCCATCAATAGTAAAGCTAATACTAATAGTCCTGTATTAACAGGAGCACCTACAGCACCTACAGCAACAGCGGGAACTAATAGCACACAAGTAGCTACGACTGCTTTTGTTACTAATAAAGTTAATCTATCTGCTTTTACATTAATAGAGAGTGGTACTGATTTGTTAGTTAAGTATAATGGTACAACTATTGCTAAAATCACTTCCGCTGGTGCTTTTGTTGCTAAAGGTGATGTGACTGCTTTTGGGAGTTTATAATGGCTATTCAAGGTTCAGGGCTTATTAAACTCTCTGACTTACAGGCTGAATTTACAGGTAGTAACCCTATTAGTATGTCTGAATACTACCGTAATGGTATTTATGTCACAGCTAATAACACAAGCGTTCCTACCTCTGGCTCTACAAGTCTTAGTAACTATTACAACGCTGTTAGGCAATTTGCCTTTTCCATAACCTCAAACCAAACGACAGGACAGAATTTAAGAGCGCTGGCTGTTGCAGCGGGTTGGGACCAAGCAGCTCCCGTAGTTGCCAGTATTAATTCCGGTGTGGTTATTAGCTCCAATGCTACCTCTACTGCGGCGCTAACTGTTGATGGTTCTTGGCCCGGGGGTGTTACATTAAATAACGCTGGGACTATTGTTGGTATGGGCGGGGCTGGCGGTAGAGGCGGCACAACTAGCGGCGGTGCGGGTGGGCGAGCAATGACGGTCAGCGCAGCCATATCTATTAACAACGCTGGTGGGGTTGTCGCGGGTGGCGGTGGCGGTGGCGGTGGTGGTAGCACTGGTGGTACTGGAGGCAACCTCGGTGGTGGCGGTGGCGGTGGTGGAGGCCGTACAGGTCTTACAGATTCAGCCCGGGGAGAGGGAGGTTCTGGCGGCAGCTTTGGCCCCGGTGCTGCAGGTGCTGTAGGTACGTTTGCTGCTGCTGGTGCTAGTGGTAACGCGTCATATCCGCCTTATGGTGGTCGAGGCGGCGCCGGAGGTGACTGGGGTGTCGCGGGTGTTAAGGGTGTAATCGGCGCTGATGCGTTGTACCAAACTTCTGGAAACGGTGGAGCAGCTGGCGCTGCGGTCAACGGCAACAGTTATATCACGTGGACATCCAACGGCACGCGAACCGGCGCTTTAACCTGATGAAAATACCTGTTATAATTACTGACTTCTTTACCATATATACCGAAGCAGTTCAAGACGATGTTTTTATTCATATGGATGTCCTTAAATGGAATAAAAAGATAAGAAGCCAGTTTATAACAGAATGGAACGACTGGGCTAATAAACAAGGCAGGGATTTATTTGGTATGCCTTTCATAGATAATGACAAGATGGTTAAATGGTCTAAAGTATGTGGCTTTGACTTATTCGATAACTATACCTGTACAGATGGTGTAGTAAGAAAACTTTATATTTGGAGAAATACAAATGGGTGAAATAGTAGGCGCAGTAATTGGCGGGAATGCCACAAAAAGAGCAGCCTCAACCGCTGCAAATGCTCAGATAGAATCGGCAAGAATGGCAGCAGAGGCGGCTAAGTTTAGGCCGTATGCTATTACCAGTGGTTTTGGTAAGAGTATGTTTGATACGGAAAACGACACAGCTTCTTACGAACTTGACCCACAATTAGCTGCTTATAGAGATCAGCTGTATGGGCTAAGTCAGCAAGGGATGGGGAATATTAATTTAGACACCACACAAGCTGCTCAAAACTATTATAACCAACAGCAGGATTTAATGGCTGGAGGTCGAGGTGCTGAAGACATAGCCCTACGCCAGCAACAATTACAAGGTGGTCGTATTGGTTTAGGATTATCAGGTGCTTCACAAGGTGCGGGTGCAGGAACAGGGTTTGTTAATCCTGAACAGTACCAGATGCAATTGGCTAGAGCGCAGACTGACCAACAACTAGCGGCTAATTCAGATCAAATGGCTAGAGGGCAGTTGGATAGTGACATTACTCGTGCTACTGGGTTGTTTAACACCGGTGCGGGTGTGGAGCAACTAGGTCAATCCGCACTGACAATGGGTGCTGACATAGGGAATAAGCAAGCTGCGGGTCAAAACGCACAAGCTAGTGCATTGTTACAAGGCGGGATGGGCGCTGCTCAAGCTAACTTGGCTGGTGGTTTAGGGCAGGGAGCAATGTTTAACAATATAGGGAAGTCCATAGGTAATATGGGTTATAGCACTAGTGATATATACAAAAGAATGTTCAGTACCCCTATGGGCGGAGCAACTGCTGGGCAGGTTATTACAGGTATTAGCGGTGGTTACACAGGAGCAGCTTACTAATGGCTACAAATATTGCAGGATTATTTGGGAACACCTCTAAAAGCCCTATGGACTACCAGAACGAGATGCTTCAAGGTATGCTTGTCTCTCCCGGTCAAATGGGAAGCCAAGGACTTCTACAGCAAGTTGTCTCACAGATGGGTAACGCAGGGGCGCAGATAGGTGCTGGCGTTGGTGGCTTACTTGGTGGTAAGACTTCAGCTCAAGTGCGGGACTCTAGTATCAACGATGCGCTCCAACGTGTATCTCAGGGTGGTTATGCCACTGAGTTTGAGAAGATGAATGCGTTGTCAGAAGAGTTTGGTCGAATGGGTATGGGTGCTGAATCTCAACAAGCATTGGACAGGGCTAACTCTTTACAGATGAATGAGCTTAACATCCAGAAAGCACAGAAAGATTTAAAGAATCCAGAGTACAAAGACTTTACATCCATAAAAATGGTTATGAATGCATCGACAGGACAGGTGGAGCCTAAAGAGTTTAAAGAAACACGTAGGCTACAGCCTGATGGTTCTTACCGAGCTGAAGACGGAGGTGCGGGAACTACGGGGAACCCTGAAGGTCCAGCGTTAACCGGACCACAACAAGAACGTGTTGATCGGAATGCGCGAACGACTAATGGTGGTGGCGGAGGCGCTCAGTCTTTCCCAGTGCCTCAACAACAAGCTATGCCCGGACAACCTATACCTCAGCAAGGTGGAGGGCGTGCTCAGTTAAATCAACCACAACAACTCGAACAACAATACTACGACCAACAAGCGGATATGCAACGGAGACAAAAAGCTGCGGATACAGAGGCGGAGGTTGATAGGTTACAACGTGAGATGCCTATCCCGCCTTTCAAGTCTATAGCGGCTAAAGAGGCAGCAATGATTAGAGCAGTTCAGGCTGGGGATGCTACATTAGCTCGTAGAATTAATCAGACCCCTCCGTTTTCAAATTAAAGAGAGTACAGCATGGCATCCACTGAATTTAGAGAAGGTATTGATTGGAAGTTAGTACCTGATGCGGACTTGGATTTTATAATTGCTAATGATTATCCTTCAGTGTCAGACGCTACACTCGACTACTTAAACGATGAAGGTAGTTCGATGGATGCCTTCACTGCCAATGCTGGTCGGGCAATTACTTCAGGTCTTCGTGGCCTTGGTATCTACCGACCAGACGAAGCAGAGGATTTAGACGCAGAGCGTAAGGCGAGGATGTTACAGGACACTAATCCCGCTATGGCTATACTAGGTGGTGTTGTAGGTGGATTTGCTGAACCAGTCTCTTTACCCTTTTTCTTCCTGAAGCCTATTAAAGTAGCAGGGGCTATCGCAACCGCAGCCGCCCGTGGTACTGTCTCTGGTGCTATCTACGGTGGTATTGAACCTGTCTATGATGAGTTCAACGACAGCCGTATGCTTAACATAGGTGTGGGTGCGGCTTTTGGTGGTGTTATCGGCGCAGTGGCAGGTAAGATTGCATCTAAGTTTGGATTCGACCCTAAGTCACCTACATTAAAAGACGACATAGCTAAAGCTCCTGAAGAGACGCAAGCTAGGATGGAAGCGGAGATGGAGGCCGAGATAGATGCCAACAAGGTGGTTAATTCCCCAGAAGAAGCACCTAGAATGTTAGGCTGGAATGGTAAGACAACCGAGGCAGAAGAAGTTAACATTGACTTCGGTGGTAAGCAGTCGAGATACAATCCTGAGTTGAAGTCAATGGAGACAGTCGAAATGGCTCCATCTACAGTTGACTTTAGTGTCCCTGCTTTTATCAAAGGTAAGGTTAAGATTGCTAACACTGCTGCTAATGGGCTAGACGACATCGATGAAGCCTTGTGGCACATTGGTGGTCCTAATGCTCAAAAGGCTGATATTGCTTTAACATCCCTAACTGAGCGTACAGGCTTAAAGCATAAAGAGTTAAAGCTGATGGCGCAGACTGCCCGTAAGGAGATTGTCAAACGCTCAGGCTCTGTTGCTAAGGACGGTAAGCTGGACTTCGGTAAGCAACCTACAATGATAGCTGCTAATATCCGTAACCGTGTTGACCCTCCTCGTGAGATTATAACACCTATTCAGCCTAAGCGTATTAACCTTCAGGATGGCTTAGACATTAACGAACGGGAGTTACTGAAGAAGGCTGGTGTATTCATGCGTGTCAATGCGAAGGGTAACATAACCTTCCATGATGCGATGAACGGCTACAAGTTCATACCCGGCAACGTGCTGAAAGAGCGCATGAACGCTGTCGGTATCGACCTCGACATTCCTCAGTTTAAGCAGAAGTCAAAGGTAGAGGAAGCGATCAAGCAAGCAGAGCCTGAAATGAAGGCTGATGCTGATGCTAGAATGGCGCAGGAGTCCCCAGAAACGCCTACAAGCCCTTCTAAGGCACAGACTGAGGTTACCCCCTTAGACGACCTAGATGTAGCGCCTGAGGATATTGGTATTCCTAAGCAACAACGTAGTGTCGGTTCTGCTGGTGTCGACCCTAAGACCTACCTTGGTCGAGAGCTGCTGCCGAACACTTCAAAGAAAGTGGCTAAAGGGGGTATTACGGCTGAGAAGGTGTTGTTAAAGATGCTAGAGAATGACGACCCTAGAATTGCTGTCCCTAAAGATGGTGACAGGGCAGTCCAAGGCTCAGGCTCTTTTGCTGGTTCAAAGCAACGGGGTGCTGCTGAACTTAGAAAGATTATTGACGAGCATGGTAACATACCTGAGTTTATATTAACACGTAAAGGCGACCCTCGTGGTATGTCCGATGCTGAGACTGTCGCAATGCGTTGGTTTCATGCCGATGCAATGGCTAACAGAGCTATCTTGTTAAATAAGTTAAAGGACATTGTTGCCAAGCAAGAAGGTTTAGATACTCCTGAAGTAGCTAAGATGGGCGAAGACTTGGTTTATTATACAGGTGTCGATATGTTTATGAGAAATGAAGGCTCGAAGCTCAGTCGTGCTTTGAATGCTAGACGTATTCTCTCACAAACTATCGCACAAGGTCAGACTCCTCAGACCAAAATGATGAGGGGATTGTTTCCGGGAATGAGTTGCAAATGAGTGAAGTAAACGTATCAATCGCCTGCCAGAATGAGTTAAAGAAGCTGGGCGAAGTTATGGCTAAAATGGACGGAGCTGTTGTCAATCAAAAAGAAATTGATAGCATGCTCCGATCTTTAGTCAAGGACGGTCTTGAGCAGAAGAAACCTAACTGGTTCCAAATGTATAATGAGGTTATCATTAACGGTATGTTGTCTGGCCTTGGAACACCCTTGGTCAACTTCGCATCCAACATGGTACAGACTTTAGCTAAGCCTACATTAGGTGTTATTAGCTCTACTTTCAAAGATAAGATAGCTAAGCGTGAAGCCCGTGCCTTGTTCTCCGCCGCTTTTGAGGGTATGGGACAAGATATGGTGTTTCTAAATAAGGGTTATCAGACTGGAATGCCAGTAGATTTTGAACTCTCTCCGGCTGCATTAGGTATGAGTCAAAAGAAGTTCAACGAGTATATGATTAACTTAGGTGCTAAGGTTGACCCACGCACAGGTACGGTTTCCCCTGCGGAGGCTAATGCTTTGCTGAAGGGTAGTTACGATTACATAACTAAATCTATTCCCGGCCCTGCGGGTGAATTCATTCGTATACCTACTAGGTTAACGGTCGGGATTGATGAGTACTTTAAAGCCCGTCTACGTAACCAAAAAACTTTAGCCTTAATTAGCCGTAAGGCTTCCTTGGACGAAGAGAAGAACATGGGGACTTACGAAGAGTTGTTTGCGCAGTACAAGAAGAAGGCTTTCTACACTATGCAGGAACCTCCTACTGATTTAGATAGTAAGGGTATCTCAGATTGGAACATAAAGGAAAGCCAGCAACGCGCTAATTATGCTGCTCGGTTAAATGCAGTGTTTGGCGGTGATGAG